CCTAAATCTGCTCGACGTTCAATCAATCTATTGCTACAGGATTGGCAGAATCGTGGTGTACTGCTTTGGACTGCTAATACAACTATAGTTTCTGTATCTACAAGTGTAACAGCTTATGCACTAGCTTCTAGCACTGTAGATGTTCTTGAAGTTGTTCTTAATCGTAGTGATACTGATTTACAGTTAGAACGTATTACTATGGAAGAATATCTCAAGATTCCACGTAAAGGTCAGACAGGTCGTCCATCACAGTATGCTATACGGCGTGATAGAGATAACCCAATAATGTATCTCTGGCCTATTCCTGAAAACACAACAGACCTTTTAAAAATTGAACAAGTGCGGTATACTCAAGATGTAAACAAATCTGCTGTACAGACTGCAGATATTTCCAGACGTTTTTATCCGTGCCTTACTGCAGGATTATCTTATTTTATGTCAATGAAACGTCCCGGTGTAGAAGGTGGACGTATTCAGTTTCTTAAAGCTGAATATGAAGAACGTCTAGCACGTGCAATGGATGAAGATAAAGAAAGAGCAAGTTTACGTATAATACCAAATTTAAATAGAGTTTAAGAATTATGGCAAGCACAAAAAGAGCATTAGCAATATGCGATACGTGCGGTTTTCGGTATCCTCACAGGGTACTAAAAATGAACAGCTACGGAATGCTTGTTTGCCCTACAGACTATGATGGTATTTTTGACTTAAAGAACCATCCACAAAATAAAACTCCTGATGTACGAGACAATCCAGCAATTCGTAACCCACGCCCAGAACTTAATGCTGAACGAGGAACTGATTGGGAAGATGCTGCACTAATTTGGGAAGACACTGACAACTATTGGAATAGTATATAATGGCTACACTTACCGGAACACAAATTGCTAATACTTATAAGCAGCTTTTACAAGTTGGCAGTAGTAATACTGGATTATCTGGTACAGTACAATCTGTACAAGATGGTGAAGGAAATAACTCACCTTTACAACTTAGTCAAAGTGCTGTAAATATTAATGGAACTTTTCAACTAAGTGGAGTAACACTTACAGCCGATGCTTCAACTCTTAATGCAGTAGCAGACCTAACAGGTGCTACTGGTCTTGTAGCTGTAAGTGGAGGAAGTGTAAATGGGCGTAGTTTAGTAGGTGGAACAGGTATTACTATTGGTAATGCTGATGGTACTGAAGGGAATCCTACTATTGCTCTTAGTACAACAGGTATTACAGTTTCTGTTGCAGGTATTAAAGCTACTTCAGCAACTTTTGCGGATACTGTATCAGCAGGTTTCTTTGTTGGTGATGGTTCAGGACTAACTAATGTACCTTCTGCTGAAGGCGGTACAATGAAATTTATTACTGCAGGAACAGGAATTAATTTTACTGTTAATGGAGAAAGTTCAACTTCTATACCTGTTAGTGGTACAGTTAATATAAACACTAACCAATCTTTTGGTATTGTTTCAGCAACTAATATTGATACAGATGAACTTCTTATAGCAGGAGTTTCAGCAGCAGATGTAACTGAAGTTGCTGCGGTATCTGTATTAACAAAAACTAATCTTGACGCTATTACATCTATTAATGCCGTTATTGGGGATGGTTCAGGTTTTGCTACTGATGCTGAACTAGCTGCTGTAAGTGCTACAATGGCTACAAGTATCAATAACAGCAATACTCGTATTACTTCTGTTAGTGATTTTGCTGTAGCACTTTCAGCTACATTTGCTACAAGTATTAATAACAGTAATACAAATATTACAACAAATGCTAATGCAATAACATCTATTAATAGTGTTATAGGAGATGGTTCAGGTTTTGCTACAGATGCTGAACTAGCTGCAGTAAGTGCTACAATGGCAACTAGTATTAATAATAGCAATACACGAATTACTTCAGTAAGTGATTTTGCTGTAGCACTTTCAGCTACCTTTGCTACAAGTATTAATAATAGTAATACAAATATTACAACAAATGCTAATGCTATTACATCTATTAATACAGTAGTAGCTAACGTATCAGCACTTACAAGTGTTAATGCTGCTGCAATTACAAGCATTAATGTTATTCTTGGAGATGGAACAGGTTTTGCTACGGATGCTGAACTAGCTTCAGTATCGAGTCGTGTAACTTCAGTAAGTGATTTTGCTGTAGCTTTATCAGCTACTCTAGCAACAAGTATTGCTAATCATCTTCCTCTTGCTGGTGGTACACTTACAGGCACAGTAAGCGGTACAGATTTTTATGTAAGTGCTGTTGCTATAGGAGTTGATGCTTTATTAGGCAAGCAATTACACATTGGTACAGCAGCAGTTGCAGATATTGTTAGCTTAACTGATGGTGCTACTATTGCTGTAGATTTTAATACAGGTCAAAACTTTGCAGTACAGTTAGGAGGAAATAGAACACTTGGTAATCCTACTAATTGTGTACCGGGTCAAACAGGATCAGCTTTTATAATTCAAGATGGTACGGGAGGACGTACACTAAGTTATGGAGCTAATTGGGAATTTGCTGGAGGAACAGCACCTACTTTAAGTACTGCTATTTCAGCAGTTGATAGATTGGATTATATAGTGTATACTTCTACTGCGGTACACGCGATAGCAACATTGGATGTAAAATAATAAAATGGTATTTAATAATAATCTTCTTTTAGGTGCAGCAGGTCAGGGCGGTAGCTACGAGATTGAAAATTCTTTACGCCTAGACGGCACTGGCGATATGTCCCGCACGGTATCTTCGGATGGCAATCTGCGAACATGGACTTTTTCGTTTTGGCTTAAACGCAGCACTTTTGGAACTAATGGTGGACTTGGATTTAATGTTGGCGGAACATATGTCAACGCCAGTAACCGGTCAATTTTCCGCTTTCATTCGACCATTTCAGGCGGTGACGACGATTGGTATTGGGCTGAACGTAGCGGTGGGGCTTGGCGTGAAGATCAGGCAACAACCATTATGTATAGAGACCCATCAGCGTGGTCGCATTATATGTGCGTTTGGGATACGGACGGTGGTACAACCCCACGGGCAAGGCGCTATGTCAACGGTGAAAGCGTAGACAATTATCTAAAAAGCGGCGGTACTGCTGCGGCTGCAAACGTAGACAGCGGAACCAATCAAGCTGGAACATTTCAGCTTTTTGATCAAGCTGGTTTTCCCGGTCGTGAATTTGAAGGCTACTGTGCAGAGATGCACTTTGTTGATGGCACTGCACTAGGCCCAAGCAGCTTTGGTGAAACCAACGACGATGGCGTGTGGATACCGATAGAATACACAGGCACTTATGGCAGCAATGGCTTCTACCTCGACTTTGCCGACAGTTCTGATCTGGGTAAAGACGTAAGCGGTAACGGCAACAATTTCACCAGCAGTGGACTAGCCACCACAGACCAGATGCTAGATACGCCGACGAATAACCATTGCACGTTTAACCCACTCTGGATCGACACATACACTCTCAGCGACGGTAATCTTGTTACTAGCACTGGCGCTGACGCAGCTGCTCTAGGCACGATGGCTGTTGATGCTACGGATAGCAACGGCTGGTACTGGGAGATGAAAGTCACCACCGCTGCAACATATCCGGGTGTTGGGATTGTTCTTGCAAGTCAAACAAGCCAGATTGGGGCAGCTACTAGCCTATCTTCCATCGAAACCAACCGTTACTATTATGAAGGCTGGTCTGGTAATTTGAACAATCAGGGCAGTACTAGTGCCTATGGCAGTACGTGGTCTGGTACAGCAAACAAAGTTATCGGCGTCTATCTCAAAGGTGGTGCATTGTGGTTCAGCATCGACGGTGTAGTTCAGAACAGTGGTGACCCGTCAACAGCATCTACCGGCGCTGCAATTACTGGTCTAACCGGTGACTTTTATCCTGTTGTCCTCTACCCTGCTGGTAGCGGCACACAAGCTGCATGGACGGCACAGTTTGCTAAAGCCGATTGGGGAACGACGCCTCCTGCTGGATACAAAGCAGTAAACACCGCCAACCTTCCCACACCATCGATTACAGATGGGTCAGCGTATTTTCAGCCTACTTTGTATACGGGTACAGGTTCAAGCCGCAGTGTAGATCAATCTGGTAATAGTACATTCCAGCCTGATTGGGTCTGGATTAAGGCAAGAAATGCTGGGTATGACCACGCTCTATATGACGCAGTTCGTGGGGTAACAAAAGAACTTAAATCAAACGATTCTGGTGCGGAAGCAACGATTGCCACAGGACTTACAGCTTTTGAATCGGATGGTTTTCAGGTTGGTTCAAGAATAGGGGTGAACGGTAGTTCTGATAGTTTTGTTGCATGGCAATGGAAAGCCAACGGCGCTGGCAGCAGCAACACTGATGGCGATATTACGTCTACTGTATCAGCCAACCCGACATCGGGCGTATCTGTGCTTACCTACAGTGGCAACGGTTCTGACAACCAAACTATCGGGCATGGCCTTGGGATTGCCCCAAAAATGATTATTACAAAACGGCGTGACGCTAGTGGCAACTGGACCACCTACCACGATGCTGTCGGCATAAATCAGGTGTTTTATCTTGATCTTACCAACGCGCCTACAAGCAATACTGAGCAATATCGCGCTGTGCCGACAAGCAGCGTTTACACCGTAGGCGTTGGCGGAGACATTAACAATGCCAGTGGAACTTATGTCGCGTATGTTTTCGCAGAAGTAGAAGGCTTCAGTAAGATTGGCAGCTACACCGGCAATGGATCGACAGATGGAACTTTTGTGTACACCGGATTCAAACCTGCGTATGTCATACTAAAAAGAACTAACGCTGCACAAGAATGGCAGACGTATGATACGCAACGTGATCCGTTCAATGTCTCTAATCACAAATTAGAACCAAACAGCAACAGTGTTGAAAGCGTTTTGACTACGGATAACAATCTTGATTTTTTGAGCAATGGTTTCAAACTGCGACAGGCTAACGGCGGAATGAATGCATCTGGTTCAACATACATCTACATGGCATTCGCAGAAAACCCATTCGGCGGTGACGGCGCAGCACCAGCGACAGCAAGATAAGGATAAATAAAATGTGGACTTATAATGGAAAGCAAATTAAAGAAGGAAAAGCTTGGACCGATAATAATGGTATTCAACATCCTGCGAATTGGCATGTTTGGACGGAACAAGAAAAAGAAGCTGTTGGACTTGTTTGGATCACTTTAGATACACCACCTGATAGTAGACTATATACTTGGTCACAAAACTCTGATGGTACTATTACATCTACTGCTAAAGATATTGAAGATGTTAATGAAGTAGATGAAGACGGTAACGCTCTATTAGATGAAGATGGGAATCAAGTTGTTACTCTAGGTGTTAAGTCTAAGCTAATTCAAGAAGTTAAAACACAACAAGCATCACTTCTTTCGCAGAGTGATTGGGCAGTTGTTCGTTATATAGATACAACTGTGGCAGTGCCTTCTAATATTCAAACATGGCGTAATGCAATTAGAAGTAAAGCAACAGATATGGAAGCAGCTATAACTAATGCGGCTAATACAGATGCTATTGCTGCACTATTTCTAACATATACAACAGAAGATGATGGTAGTATTACAAAGTCAGGTATACTCTATGATTGGCCTGAGTTAGTAGAGTAATGTTTTATTATATTTC